CGCGAGGCGCGGCTGACGATATGGCGCGCCGTGCTGTTACTTTCCGTCACGTCGAACGGTGCCGTCGAGAGTTCATTGGCCTTAAAATCAAGCACGCGATACGGGCCGATGCTCCAGATCATGCCAGTGATATCGCTCAAATCATCGAAGATTTGCGCGATACTTTTATCGACGATATCGTAGGTCGTGATAACCGGTCCGTCCTGGACGCCGTCATTAAAGATCGAGTCTGTGGCGAGGTGCGCGGTCACGAGATCGCGGACGATGTACCCAGCGGTTTGGCCGCTGTAGGTTGTTTTTGACGTCAGAAAGAATCGCTGCGGAATCAGATTGTAATCCACGCACTGGACGCGCATCTCGTTGTGGAAATTGGCCTTATCGCCCAACTGAATCTCCTCGATCGAATCAACGGTCCCCGCAAAGCGACGGATCGGACCGACGAACACCATAATACTCGATCCGACGACCGGCCGCCAAGTCGAGGGCCGTTTCTGTCGAAAGGTGATGGAGGCGGTCATGCGACCATTCAAGACTTCCTGCAGGTTGAAATCATAGACCGACAGTCGTGCGTTTTCGATCGCGCCATCCATAATGACGGTCAGCGAGGTATAGCTATAGCCGGTTCGCGCCCGTCCCAGATAATTCCCGCCCAGGGTAAAGCCGCCGAGCATTACGCCCCTCCCGCGTGCAGGCGCGCAAAGCGCGGCAATCCAGTCAGGACGGTCCTGAGCAAGACCTCACGATCTAGCTGCAGGATAATGGTCTGTGACGTGCCTCGCCCACCCCCGCCGCCTGCGATTCCGAGCGTCTTGGCCATAAACTTTGCACCTTGATCATTCAACGGAATCGCGGCCTCCGGTGAACCGGCTTCGCCCATGAGTCCAAACGTCGGGCCTCTGACGATCCCGCCCTTGGCGAACCCGCCGAACGCACTCGCGGCGACAATGGCGGCGCCACCGGCTGCCTGAATCGCGCCAAATCCTGCCGCGCTCAACGTGCCTGCTGACGCGGCGAGCATACCGGCCGCCGCAGAAACAGGACCAGCAAGCGGCGCTGTGACGATACCCGCCACGAGTGCCGCCGCGATCGCCGCCATCATCGCGGAGGCCATCAGCATGACGGACGACATAATGGCCACGGCACCGGTCCCCAGCGCCATCATCGAACCGAGTGAGGCAATCATCGAAACGGCGATGAGCTTATTGGTCGCCGCGGCAATCCCGAGCCGCGCGGTCTCGCCCGTCCCAAAGATCGCGGTGCGCGCGATTTCAAACGCCCCCGTGAGGCCTTCCATCATCGAGAGTCTGAGCGCATAATTCACCGCCATCTGGATCAATCCGTTCAGAAAGGCCTGCACAATCGTGATCTGCAGTTGCTGCCAGAAGGCCTGAAAGTTCTGGCCGGTGACGATCCATTGCGCCGTGGCGTTGGTGAAGCTCGTCGTGATCTGCGAGAGCGAAAAAACATTGCTGGCGACCAGATCCTGCATCTGCTTCTGCATAAAGGTCGGATACTGTCGCGCCAGGTTCATTTTCTCGGCTTCAGCGTTGCGATAGATCGCCAGCTTTTGCTGTTCCGTCTGCCCGACGACACTGAGTTCCGCGTTCATCTGGGCATTGATGGCATTCAGGCGTGCGGCGCGCAGGTCGTCAGCGTCCGCATACCTGGCCTCAAGGATACGGACTTCGGCATTGGCTTGTTGGGCCATGGCGTTCAGATCGCTGGTCGCGATCTGCTGGCGTGCCTGCTGGACCGCACTGGCGCCCGCAATGTTGGCGGCGTCGGCCTGTGCCTGCAGGACCGCGATCTGATTGAGCGCCGCAGACGAGATGTTCTTCACTTCGTTGATGATGGCGAGCTTGCGTTCCGCCGTGGTCGCGGCTGCGTCGGCTTCGAGCTTGAGCGCCGCAGCTGAATTTTCCGCCGTGGTCGCGACCAGATTCATCTGACTTTGCAGGGCTTGGATACTTCGCGCCCAATTATTCTGTGCCAGATCCGCGCGCGAGAACGCACCCATCGCCACGGCAGCGGTATCCGTCGCCGTCGCAACATCACGCATCGCGGCAGACAAATCATTGACCTGTTTCTCGTTCGTGACGGTATCGTCCATCGCTTGCTTTTGCGCGACGCGCCAGGCGAGCGCCGCCTTTTCGACGATCTTCCAGCCCATGTCCAACTGTACCAAGGCGAGCGAGACGCGATCCGCCTCGGCCGCCATCGCCGCGCCGGCTGCGACCGCCGCCTTGTTGACCTTCCCCATACTGTCTTTGACTTCGAGCGCCACGACACCCGTCTGGCGGATCCCTGCGACGACTTTCGTTGTCTGCTCATCCCACTTGGCAAAGATGTCAGGAATCTTGCCCCACTCTAAAATGGAGAGCGAGGCGACTTCGCTCAAGAATCCCCAGATACCCTGCCAGCGCGCCCATAAGGTACGCGACGCGACAATCACCGCGTCGATCCCTTGCACGGCGAGATTGATGAGCGCCAGCCGCGCCTCATTCGCTGCCTGAATCATCGGCGCAAACAGCACGCCGAGATGCTTTTCGAGATTGCTGGTTGCGGTTTCGAGGTTGTCGAATGAATCGTTGACCTTGAGGAGGGCCTCATTGGCTTCGTCGTTCAAGATGTTGCCCATGTTGCGGGCTTCATCCGCGGACGCACGAAGGCCTGCCGCGCCCTCCTTGAAGACGCCGGAGAGCCTGGTGCCAGATCGACCGAGCAGTTCCGTCTGCAGACGAGTCTTTTCAAACCCCTTCGGCAGCTGACTCATACGCTCGGCAATCAACGTAAAGACCTCACTGGGTTTTTCCATCCCCGTGAGGCTGATCCCGAGCTCTTTGAAGGCTTTCGAGGCTTGCGAAGTGGGATCTCTGGCCTGCTGAATGTTGCGGGCGAGAACCCTGAAGATCCCGCCCATCGCTTCGATCGACAGGTTATTGCGCGCAAAGACCGGCTGCATCTGCTGCAGCTGTTGAATCGTCAGGCCCGTCTGCTCGGCGACCGTTTCGAGGGCTTCGACTGCTCTGGACGAGGATTCCGTCACGCTACTGGCGAATCCGACGACCGCCTTGGCCGCGTTCAACGCGCCCATGACGAACTCGGCCCCCAGGACGCCGGCCGCGACATGTCCGGCCTTCGCCAGATCGTTCATGCCGCTGCCGCCCTGGGCCATCTGCTTGCCCAGGGTGTCCAGCGACTTACGGGCTTCGGCGAACCCCTGTTGGAGGCCGGACAGGTCCGCCTCAAACCCGACGGTGATCTTCCCTGCGCTCACCTCATCGGCCATCTAAAATGCTCCTCTCCCCTTATGACCACGCCTGGATTTTTCGGCGGCCTTCTCCTCTGCCGCGGCTTTGCGTGCGAAATGAACGCCCCACCAGTGATATTCTACGCTGTCCATCGTCTCGACGAGCGCACGGACGGTCATGTGGAGCTGGGACGCTAGCCAAAACTTAAACTGTAGATCCGGCTGCAGGCCGAAACTGATCGTCGAGCGCAGCCTTGCTCGCCTTCGTCCAGCCGTTAAAGTCCAGCACATGGCCGGAAATTTCATCGACGAGGGCTGCAGGCATTGCTCGAACCTCTTCCAGGGTCGTCGGAGTTTCACCGTCGTTCGGCATCAGCGCCATACAGACAATGGCGGTCTGCGCTTCCGATCCTCGCGCGACGCCTTCCGGCGTCCCGAGTTTATATTCCGCCATCAGCACATCGCGTTCACCGACTGTCAGCCGCCGAATGGTGACCGTCAGCGGTGCACCACCCAGCGACGACAACGATACTTCTTTTTGCCGCACGTCCGGGCGCGCGGCCAGTTGTTCCTTTAACGACTGTCCCATGCACTTCCTCCCAGTTTCCGGCATCCTCCTGACCGACGGAGTGACTTAGGACGAGACTGCGGATCGCGTTACGTCGCTGGCACTCAAGAACGTAATCGGTGACATCAGGACGTCGCCGACTTCGCCGTCGAAAATCGTGCGCTTGCTCATGACCGCCAGCATCGAGTATTCCGGATTCGTCGAACTCTTGCCGGCGTTCGTCCTGCGCATCCGCACCAGGAACGGTTTGCCGGTGGCACTCAAATCCGTCAATGTCTGTAAGATACTGTCGATGTTCTCCCCGCCATCCGTGGTGGTATAGCTGGACATGACTTCCAGGTCGATGTTGGACTCAGTGAGCCCAATCGCGCGGACGCGCGTCGTGCTGCCCATGACGGTGACGTCATGCTCATCCGCCTCGTCGGACCAGGAAATCGACCGCGTCCGGTTCGAGATGTCGCGATCCGCCGATGCAGATCCGGTCCCGACCCAGAATCCTGCGTTAGTAAGAATAATAGACTGTGGCATAATAGCATCCTCCTCGTGTTAGGTTTCGTTTCGCCATACGTCATAGTTCACTGCGATCACTGGACGTGACGCCCCGTCCAGGCCGAGATAGTACGGTGTCTGCACTGGGATCCCGTAATAATACATCGCGCCGTTGATCACTTGGTTTTGCAGTCCGCTCAAGAGGGCGTAGATGCTCGTCATCAGCGTATCGGCCGCCGCATACGTCAGTCCTCGCACACGAAGCTGCGCCCGCAGATGCGTGACCGGCGCATTCGCGAGCGTACCGCTGTGCGTGCGCGTGGGACCAGTGCCGCCCGTCTGCGTGATGACGGCGCATTGATCGGGCTTCTCTGGTGCCTCCGCGATGAAGATAGACGAAGTGATCCCGTTGGCGATCAGATGGGTGCGTAAATCTTCCGGCATTCCCATAGGACTATCCTTTCAGCATCTCCAGGAGTCGTCTGGCTTCCGACTGCAACCACGACTGACCTCCGCGGGCAGCCGCCAGCGCGGGAATTTCCAAATACTTCCACTGGCCCGTCTGCGCCCAATGCGTGTATTTTCGACCCGTCGGTGACACGCCTTGCGTTTTGCCGGATCGCGGATTCTCATGCACCGACAAGGCATACGGCGCGGCCGACCCGCCCGCACTGACCGTGACCGAGATTTTCGTCCCTGATATTTCCGGTTCCGAGGCTTGAATCGACGCGCGCAACGCGCCGGTATCGACCGGTACATATTCTTCCTTGACCGGCGTCACGACCATCGTATCCACAAAGTCTTTCAGGAGGACCGAGGCCGCATATGGCGCACGCGCACCGAGCGCCTGCAACGTGGAAAGGGCGGCATTTAATCCCTCGATTCGTACCTGGATGAACTTCTCGGCCATAATTATCCACAATACAGGATTGTACAGACGTGTTCTAGCTCGTCGTGAACCTGTTTCACCATGACAATCGAAGTGGCCGGTGCCTCAAAGACGCCGCTGTCATTGCGTGAGCCAAAGACCTTGTCCAGCGTCAAGAGATCCCGCACATCGACCTGAATCGGTTCAGCCAAAAACACACGAAATCGCGGCACAATGCTCCGATCCCCGATGCCCGCGCGTTTCAAATCCACGCCCTGCTCGATCTTGGCTTGATACGTAAGCGGGTCGCCATACGTCGCCTCGCCATAGAGATTCTGTCCCGTCCACGGCGTCACCGTGACCGTGTGCGGAAACAGGTCACGAATGCCGTCAATGAACGCCATGCTACGGCCTCACGACCAGTGATACCGCCTCACCGCTAGGAAAAAAGACCACGGCCAGACCGACATCGACTACCTTGAATCGCAATTCGTACGGACTGAACGCGGAGTCGAAATCCGCGGCGTCCGGCTGCAGGCGGACCTTGCCTTCCGTCGCCGTAATGACCGTGACATCGCTGGACAGATCGACGATCGCGTTCAGTCGATTGCGCGCTTGACCGGTCACCGTCATCGTCGAGAGATCCTGGATGACGCCGTCATTCAGCAGCTGAAAGTCCAGCGGTCCCGTCCACCCTTCGACGAACTCCACCTTAAGTTTGCTCATAACACCCTCAGTGATCGGACCGTACCAAGATAACAGACGGTCCGCAATAGGTAAACCAGCGTTCTGGCCGTGATGGCCGGTGCCCGTACGCTGCGCTCCAAATACCGCAGGGACAATTCCTGTGAGCCGATGCGTCGTACCGTGGCCACGAGGACGGATCCGAGTCGATTCAGGAGGACCTCGATCGCCTGACCCGCCTCGGTCAGGTGAATGACCAGGCTATCCGAGGCGTTTATTGGCACTTGCAGGCTGCCCGCGTCGATGACGATGACTGACGGACTGTCTTCGCGTGTCAGACGCGCCAGGAGGTCAATCAGGCTGTCCTGGAGGCCTATAACGAGGCCGTCTTCGACTGCAACACGCGCAAAGAGCGCCGACAGGTCGTTCAGCGTGACGCGAATGGCGTCTTCGCCCGCGATCAACACGCGCACTTCGCTCGCGTCCGTCAGGCCGATCCGGAGGACGTCACCGGCCGAGGAGATCGCCACCGCCAGGGTGCTCGTCTCCGCGGTCCCGATCTGAATCATGTCCTCGCGCGTCATGCGCGCCAGCAGCTGGACCGATTCATCCCAGGCCATCGTCAACTGATCGTCGGTCGAGACCTGGGCCAGCAGCGAGAGATAGCTGTCAATGAGTCCGATGGTCAGGGCGTCGGCGACATTCTTGAAGACGGTCGCCCCTTCAAAGATTTCCAGTTGCGACACGTCCAGAATGAGAATGGCCGGCGCATCCTCGCGGGTCAAGCGCGCGACGATCGAGACGGATTCGCTTGAGCCTATCGTCAGCAATTCGTCGCGCGTCAGGCGGACGAAGATGGTCCGATCCTCGAACAGACCGACCACGAGCCCGTCATTGGTATTGAGATTGACGGCGGCCGTGGCCAGTTCGTCAATCACGACTGCCACAGTGTCGCTTGCTGAGAAGGCCGCCGCGAGCGTCGCCAGTTCCGTGAGGTTCAGCGACAGCAATTCCTCTCGGGTCAGTAACGCCTGGAGGATGCGATCCTCTTGCGTCACGACACGCAGATCGTCGCTGGTCAGAATATAGGCGGCGAGCGTGCGATCTTCCAACATCCCGATGCGGAGCAGCGCGTCATTGGTGCTGATATTCACGGCCGCATTCACCTGTTCTGCGAGCAGGACCGCGAGCGCCTCCGTGACCGCAATCGACGCGGCCACGGTCGCGGCATCCGTCAGGCCGAGCGCCACAAGGTCCTCTCGCGTGAGGACGGCGCGGACCGTACTCGCATCCGACAGTCCCAGCGCCAGGCTCTCCTCGTGCGTGAGGCGAATCAATTGCGTGCGATCCTCGGTCAGGCGGAGCGTCAGGGCGTCGTCACCCGTGAGCCGATTCTGGA